AAAACTTTTTTTAATTTAAGGGCAATTCTCGGGAGTCCCCCTATAGGAAAAGGAAAAAAAATTTTCTAATTTTCTGGCTCAACAATGGTAATCACGAATAGCCGTTGAGTTGGTTGCAGGGCATTACCCATGATGACAAGCATGGTTGGTTGACGGATACTATAGATGTCCCTGCTAAAGTAAAGTCAAGTTTAACGTCACTCGTTTGATACATCTTGGCTGAGAGGCTTGCTACCTCATGGACACATCATAGACACATCATAGTATCTTTAATTAATCATATAAGCACATACATAAATGCCCACTAGCGTATTCCGTTGAATGCCCTAGTTACATAAGGGGAAAGCAACGGAACCGAAAGGTTCGTTACTGTTTATATGATTACTTAAAGATACTTTTTATTTTTACTTTCGCTAACTTAATGTTATACTTAAAGATGCGAAATAATTTATTTTGGAGAAAATTATGGGATGGAGTGATCCAACATATGGCATACTTATGCCGGACGGTACGCCTGACACAAGGTGGCAAACTGCACCACTTAGAGTTGGGCATAAAGTTAATGAGGCTCTTATTGATGGAGCAATAGGTGTTGTAGAAGGTGGCAGAAAACTTAGAGATACTTATAATGCTGCTGAAGGCTGGCTTGACGATAGATATGAAGATGTTGTAGATTTCTTTGATAGAGGTCGCTATGGCTCTTCTGGTCCTCTAGCCAGACATGGATACAGGCATCATCCGGGCGGATACGCTATTCCTGCAAATGCTAGTTTAACACCTGAAGCACAAGAAAGAAGAGATTATCAAGGATTCGTTTCTGAAGGTCATCCGCATACAGCATACAAGTTTCCTACTCGACCATTGCCTTCTCATTTAATACCGGGCTACGATAGAATGGTTAATGAAGGCTATGATTCTTGGAGTCCTTCTGACAATAGGTCTGAATGGCAAAAATGGAAAGACTCTGTTAATTCTGGAAGGAGATAATATGCCAAAGAAAGACGACCCAGCAGGTCATTTAAAACAATATGCATGGAAGCCGGGGGAGTCTGGTAATCCAAATGGTCGCCCGCTTGGATCAAAAAATAAATTGAAATTAACCAAAGAAGCTTTTGAAGAAGTGGCTGGTGTATCTCCCGGTGAGATGTTAGCACAAATAGCTCAGCGACAGTTTGCACAGAAGACTGCTGCAGGTGACGCTATGGCTATTAAAGCCATCACTGAAGCTAACAAATACATTGAACCAACTCAGGACGCTAAGACCGCAGCCGAAGATAAAGTTGAGGACTTAAGTGAGGAAGAGTTGTTAGAAAGAATTTTAGAGCTTACAGATGAAGCTTTAGATGCAAAGAAACATTAGGAGATAAATATGTACACAGGAAATCCACATCGTTACCAAATAAACAGTCATGAATACATGCATAATAACGAACCTTTTGGTTCCAGATGGAAAAAAGGATGGAATCTTTTAGAAAGAGATAATCGTATGAATTGGCAAGGTCCTATGAATCCCGGTGGTCAAACACCACGACCAGACCCATGGAGAGGCAAACCTTTTCCAAAAGACCATGAAGTAACACATATTCCTATGACAGCTGGAGTTGATTTTGGAAACAGACGACCAAAGTACGATAGAAATGGAAAGCTTATACAGCAGCGACCTGTTCTAAAAGATATAAGAACTGTGCCAGTGCCTATTACTGTGCCAGTGCCTATTATGGATTATGTTGGCAGCAGAACTGCTATGAATAAAGGCATGGATAATTGGGGAGGCTATCTTGGTGGAACTTTTGACCAAGAGGGCTATGGAGACCCAAGCAGCAAAAACAAGTGGGGCGGATATCAGGAACCTGACTATAGTTATGATGGATATGATGATGATATTTTAGATCCCGGATTTGGCGAGTATCCTATAGGACCACTTTACTTTGGATAAATTATGGCAAACTTAAATAGCAATCAACAATTTGGTCCATTTAGATGGAACATGTCAACCGCAGATGTGCAAGGCATAATGGCAAAGTATCCCGGTGGCAGATTAATTGGAGCCGTACAAAAAATTGGAAAAGACGGTAAGCCTACTGGTATGTGGGACTTAAGCAAAGCAAAAGTAACAGATGGCGCATACGTAAGAACTATCTGGGACTTCTAAACGGAGTTTGTATGACAAACACTAAAGAAGCCTCTAAGCTGTTAGCTGAACTTGAAAAGAGGAAGAGGTGGGAGCATTGGAAAAATAATCCCGAAGCATTCTTTGAAGACTGCTTACAAATATATCCGAAAGATGCCTCGCTAGGATTAATACCATTGAAGATTAATAGTGCTCAAAAGTTAGTTGTTGAGGCTCTTGATAAGCAAATGGAAAAGACAGGGTACGTTAGATTAATTATATCTAAATACCGACAAGCTGGTTTTTCTACAATTAGTTCTGCGTATATATTCCACAGAGCATTGTTTTATGGAAACACCAAAGCTGTAATCATATCGTTAGACAAGCCGACAACCGAAAGTATTTTTAGCATGTCGCAAACATTTTGGGCTGAGCTGCCAAAGGATATACAACCTGTATTAGATAAGTCTAACGTCCGTGAAATGTCATTTAAGGAAAACGGAAGTAAGTACAGGGTGTGGACTGCAGGTGCGGACAACCCGGGACGTGGAACAACAAACACTTGTTTGCTGGCTGATGAGGCTGCGTTTTGGTTAAACGGTGAGAGAATACTAGCTGGTATGTTCCAGTCTATTGCTTTGTTACCGGGAAGTATTATTATCATTAATAGTACGTCACACGGTGCGCAAGGTATATATTACGAACTATGGAACAAAGCAGAAAAAGGCGAAGGGATATTTGAGCCTTTATTTGTACCGTGGTATTTACAAGACGAATATACATTAGACGCTCCTGATGGTCTAGAACTTACTCTAGAAGAAAAGAAGCTCAAAGAAAAATACGATTTAACTGATGGTCAGGTGTACTGGAGAAGGATCAAAATATCTGAGACTTCTACATCTACATTTAAACAAGAGTATCCATTTACGGCTGAAGAATCATTTATTCAGTCTGGTTCTTCTGTATTTAACAAAGAAACATTAGATAAATATTTACCAATGTCACCAGAATCTATACGTGAGTTTAACGAGCCGTTTAGTTCTTTTGACGAATCACAAGAAGGTTCATTACAAATTTGGCATGCTCCAAAAAAGGATGACAAATATATGATTGGTGCTGACGTAGCTCTTGGTGTTAAAGGAGACTACTCAGTTGCCACAGTTATGAATCAAGACAGAGAAGTATGTGCTATATATCGAAACAATAGAATTGACCCAGTAAGCTATGGGAAGATGGTATTCTATCTTGGCAGATGGTATAACAATGCCCTAGTATGTCCAGAAAGCAACTCTATTGGTTTGGCAACAGTACAGCAGTTATATGGGATGAATTATCCTAATTTATATCAACAAAAAAAGACAGCTAATACTGCTAGTGATAATGTGAATCATTTAGGTTTTAAGACAACTATGTCAACAAGACCTCCAATAATATCTAATCTAAGACGTATGATTGAAGATGAAGATATTACGATTCCATCAAGCATGTTACTGGAAGAGTTAAGAAACTTTATTGTTACAGAGTCTGGCAAGGCGGAAGCGTCAACCGGGCATTATGATGATATGGTAATGTCATTGGCTATTACCTGTGAAGTTTATAGAACTCATGGACATGCTTTAACTAACAAATCGTTTAGTTGGGGTGAGATGAATACATTATTTAAACAGCCAGATACTAAATGGTTGTAGGGAGCAATAATGGGAATAGAATTAAAACCAATACGTACGCCACCATATGTAAAGCCACAACAACAAGTACCGACACAAGAATTAGGTCTTGGTTCTCGAGGACATTTTTGGGGAAATGCAGCAGAGCAATGGGAACCTACAATTAAAGTATTAGATACCATTTGGACTACACGAGGCACTATTCCAGTTCCTAGAGAAGCATATTTTCCAAGAGATGTAAACTTTGTAACAGAAGGTGGGCGTAGCAATCAAGCAGCTGTTGGCGTTTTGGGTAGTGCGGGCGATGAATATTTAAGAAGTTTTGGTTTTGGACTTGATAAAGATGGCAATCCTGACCCAGAAAAATTGCCATCTAAAAACTTGGGAATTTATTCTAATGTAGATCATGATAGATTTGAAGGAAAATCACGAGTAAACGTAGATGCACGAAAGCATGGATACCCAGAACCTTTTTTAATTGACGATAGAACTGACAGACCTACTTTGGCAATAACAGATTTAGGGTGGGAACAGTTGCAGCCAATGAAACCTTTAATAAAAGCAAATACAACTAAATTTAATAAGCTAACTCAAAGTCCTTATACAACACAACCTCCAGTGTCTACAGGTATCCATGAAATAGCACATTACCTTGATAGTATTATTGGTTTAGGTGCTTGGCAGCACGGAAGTGAACTAATGGATAGCCATCAAATTGAATCTACAAACCATCCTTATCATCAGGGTGAGCAAAACTGGAATAAAGACACCTTGTATGATGCATGGATGAACGACCCCCGAACTAAACATTTAGATTTAAACAACCCAGAAAATACAGGCTTAAGAGAATTACTTCACAACAGGGGGCATCATGGTGGCGTTGTTAATCCTAGAGAAGGATTTGGTAAATATATTGCTACAGCATTAACAGACCCGGGATATAACAAAAAAAACAAGCCTTCTTGGAGAGTTTCGCAAAAAACTTCAGACTATAAAATGCAGCCATCAGAAAAATTTGCTCGTTTGTCATCACACACATTAAGACCACAGTCATATGATGATGGTTTTACTGCAATGACACCAGAGTTAGATAAAACTTTTGCTGACTCATTAGCAACTTTTTTAAATAGCGAATATTTAATAAACCAGAGAGAGTGAGAATGAAAACAGAAATCGAGAAGATTGATGACGATGCGTTGATTGAATCAATTGATCGTCATATGCGTAATGCTACTGGTGGAAATACAAATTCATCAGACGTTACGAAACGCAGAGAAAATGCAGTATATGAAATGAGTTTAGAGGCACAAGGCGATTTAAAACCGCAAGGTGTTTCTAAAATTGTATCCTCCGACTCAGCAGAGATTGCCGAGGGATATACCGCACTATTAACAAAATTATTATTAGACAATAATAAGTTGGCTTTATTTACACCGTATAGCAATGACATGGCTGCAGTGAAAGCGTCCCAGATTGCATCGGATGTTGTCAACTATTGTCTGTTCAACTCAAATCCTGATGGATGGTCGAAACTTTCCACGTGGATAAAGTCAGCAGTTGTATTTGGTAATAGTGCCCTTACATGGGGATGGGAAGAACATTACGACTATGTTGTTGAAGAATACGAAACAATTGAAGAAGGTGTACTAGACCAGATTCTTTCTGACCCAAATGTTGAAGTTATTGGTGACTTATTGGTTGCTGATGAACCAACTGCTGGACCAGATGGAACTAGTTATTATTCTTTTGTAGATGTAAGATTGCGTAGAAAGATTGATAAGTCTGGTGTAAAGTTAAGAACTATACCGCCTGAATCATTTTTAATTGATCGTGCAGCGTCTTCAGTAATTGATGCAACCTTTGTTGGAATCGTTACAGAAATGACACGCTCAGATGTTAGAAGAACATGGTCTGACCAAAACATTGACTTTGATGAAATTGGAGAAGAGTCAACTGTTAGGTCTTCTGGTTTTTCTTATGAAGCGTTTGCCAGAAAAGATGCTGGTGGAATTCAGAACTGGGTTACGAATAATGATGACGATGAAGACGAGGCAAACATTAGTATTACTGTTGTTGAGTGTTGGATTCGTTCTGATAGAGATGGCGATGGTATCGCAGAACTTAAACATGTTATTAAAGCAGGCAATACAATTCTAGAAGAAGACGATGTTGCTTATGTTCCAGTAGCAATTCTGAATCCAATTGAGATACCGCATGAGTTTTATGGTCTATCACTTCTTGATATGGCTCGCCCACAAACACAAGCTACTACAGCAATTCTTAGAGGATTTGTAGAAAACGTATACTTTGGTAACTACGGAAGAACTTTGGCAGACCCGAATGTTGTTGATTTCTCAGCATTACAGAATCCTGTACCAAAGCAAATTATTCCTACAAATGGAAATCCTGCTGCAGCAGTACAACAACTCCAGCCAGAGCCGATGAGTGCTGGTACAACTGGAATGTTAGAATTCTTGGGGCTACAAAAAGAGCAGTCTACAGGTTTAAGCAAAACCGCTATGGGTTTGAACGATACGTTATACGTATCTGGTAACTCTGAGCAGAAAATGGCAGGTGCACAAAATGCTGCACAAATAAGAGTAGAGCATATTGCACGTAGATTTGTTGAGACAGGAATTAAAGATTTATGCCGTGGCGTATTAAGAGAAATGAAAAGCAATCTTAAAAATCCTACAATGTACAAAACAGATAAAGGGTATGCTTCATTAACTCCACAAGAGTTACAGATGATGCCCGGCAATATGGACTTAGACATTCAGGCGAACATTGGAGAAAATTCAAACTCTTCTTTGGCTGAGAAGTTAATACAACTTACACAATTATTACCACAAATGGCGCAAAGCGAAACTTCAGAGGCATTTATTAATCCAATGTCTTCTTATAATTTGGCTGTAGATATTCTTAAGAATATGGGTATGGACCCAACTAGATTCTTAAACGATCCAGCTACACCAGAGTTTCAACAAGCGCAACAAGAAGCACAACAAAAGAAACAACAAAAACAAGAATTAAAAGAACAGGCTGAACAGGCTGCAATTCAATTAGAATTAGAAAGTCAACAAGCTAATATAAGTTTAATTAAGGCAGAAGCAGACAATAAGAAGATTGACAATAAGCGTCAATTGTTACAAGCAGCTGATGATTCAAATCAAGAATGGGCTGAGCTTGCTATTAAGGCTCAAAAAGAGGGAGTTCAACCTCCAGCACAACCGCCAACTGATTTCTTATCTTTGTATCAAGATACAGAAGAGCAAGAAAGAATTGAATCAGAGCAACAACAAATGATGCAAGAACAACAGATGATGCAGGAGCAACAGTATGCCCAACAGAACAATGTTAATAGCGGAGGCTATTGATAGAATTAAAGAATTAGCGTCTGAAAGTGAAGACTTAGAAATTCTTGTAAGTTCAGAAGCTGCTCTTGTAACTTTAGGTATACTTCAAACACTTGGTTTTAAAAGTATATCTATTGACCAATACTTAAACATGTGAGATGATAGATGAGTAATTATAAAAGACAACCAGCATATAAAGTTGGAGACAATGGCAAACCTAAAAAAGTATCGCCATATGATGACGCACAGAGAGTTTTAAATAAAGGCTATCAGTGTGCAGAAATAAAAGATACTATGACAATGGTAACAGAAGATATACTCAATGCTCTGTTTCGTGAATGGCTAGAAACTAAGCATTTCGAAACAGAACGCAGAGAGTTTATTTATAAGTTAGCAATAAGTCAAGGTGCTGTAATGAGCAATATAGAAAATGCTATAACAGCAAAAGATAACAAAGTACAACAAACAAAAGGTGATGAATGATGAACGTGAATGAAGATGTGCTTACAAGAGCATTAGAAAAAATAAATATACAACTTGATGCTATTACGCAAGTTCTTGCAGGTGGCAGACAAATCAATGGTAACTCATTTGATTATAATAATTTAATGACAACTAAAGAGCATATAGAAGGCAAACTTGCTGCCTTTAAAACTAGCAAGAAAAAATAAGAGGTTTTATTACAAACCTTTGATGATGATTGATGACAGAGAGTTGTAATAAACTCTCTTATTTATAGGAGATATAATGTCAGAAACAAATAACGAAGCTACCCATATGGATGAGTCGGACGTTACTGATTTCGATTTCGATGCTTTGGCGGATGAAGTATTAGGTATTGAACCTGATGAGGCTACCCAAGAAAGTAACGAAGCGACAGAAGAACTCGAAAGTGATGATCCACACACGGACGAGGACGCTGATGAAGTTGATGAAGCAGAGGATGATAACACAAGTGATGAAGAGGAAGAGGAGGATGAGTCTGAGGACGCTACCCAAGAATCTGAATCGGATGAATTAGACAGTGAAATCGATATGGACTTTAGAGTTCCGGTTAAAGTTGACGGAGAAGAGTCTGAAGTTACTATGGAAGAACTTGTCGCAAACTATCAAACAAAGCAGAGCCAGTCAAAAAAAGGGGATGAGCTAGCGAAACAGGCGAAGGAACTAGAACAAACTAGAGAACAGGCTGAGATTTATGCGAAAGTAAATGCAGAGTTATTGCAACGAGAAGATGCTAAAGACCAAAATGTTATAAAGCATCTACAAGCGCAAGTCGACAAAGCATTTGAAGAAGACGATTATGGAGCTAGTAAGTTGAACAATAAACTTACGAAAGCAAAAGAAGAGTATGCTTCAAGAAAAGCAAGTCGTGATAATCTTATGAATGGCATGGTTGGGCAAATGAATCAACAATATCAAGAGCAATTTGGAAAACAAGTAGAACACTTTAATCAAGTTGTTCCTGACTTAATTCCTGATTGGTCAGAAGATGTTGCTATGGCAAACAGAAAGTTTGCTTTAGATTTCGGTTTAGATGAACGATTAGTTGATTCTATGGTTGACCCAATGATGGTTAAAGCCATTGATAATTTAAGACGACTATCTGAAAACTCTAGCAAGGGTACAGCTAAAAGAAAGAAGACTCCAGTTAAAAGAGTTCCGACTAAAAAACCTGTGGCTGCTAAAACTAAAAAATCCAATAGGGTGGACGCTGCCAGAAAGAACGTCAGTAAAGGAAGAGCAACTGAACAAGATAGTAAAGTTCTCTTTGATAATGTTATTGACGGAATTTTTGATAGCTAGACCTTACTAACCATAGGAAATATAATGGCTACAAACTTTACAACTAGTACGCAGGGCGGTCAACGAGAAGACCTAGCGAACTGGATTTCAAACATTTCTCGTGATATGACACCATTTGTGTCATCTATCGGCAAGGGTAAAGCATCAGCTACTCTACACGAGTGGTCAACTGATACTCTAGAAGCTGCAGGACTACAAGCAGCAGCTGAAGGATCAACTTTCGCAGAAAGTGCTTCTCCTGTCGTACAACGTCTAACTAACAGATGCCAAATTTTTACTAAAGGTATCCGTGTGTCAGGTACGTTGGAATCAGTAGATAAGGTCGGACGCAAGTCAGAATTCAAATACCAAACTGAAAAGCGTGGTAAGGAAATGGCTCGTGACGTAGAAAAGTGGATGCTATCCACTAACATTTCTGCTGTACAGGGCGGTTCAGCTGCAGGTAACATTCAAGCTGCTGCTCGTAAAATGGGTGCATATCAAGCATACAGTACTGTCAACATCGTTGCTGGTACGGCTGCTGCAGCTACTGGTTCTGGTGCCGTAACAGGTGCTGGAGACGGTACAAACGTTGCAGTTGCACAATCAGGTCACTCTAACGCTAACGTTACACTGGCTGACATCAATGAAATTCTACGTCAAATTAATGGCGTAACTTCAGTAGCTCCAAACAAGCTAATGATGTCAACTACTAACAAAGTTAGATTCTCTGACCTAATGACAGGTACTACTAATGTACGTAGAAACATTGATGAGAAAGGAAAACTTCGTCAATCAGTCGACTTATATGAGTCTGACTTTGGTGATGTTGAGCTTGTACACAACTATCTAATGGGTAACACTGAGATTTTTGTATACGATCCTTCTACAATGTCAATGAACACACTTCGTCCAATGCACTTCCGTGACATTAGCGAAGATGGTGACTCACTACGTTCTTACATGGTACAGGAAATTACTTTCGAAGCGAAAGCTCCGACTGGTAATGGTGTCATCTTAGACGTTACTGCGTAACATCATTAACCCCCTGCTTCCTTAGAGGGGGTTATATTTTATAAGGAAATACGATGGATAAAGATTATAGTTTTGATTTGAGAACAAGAATCGGAAACAATGGAGTTGGCGTTACTCAAGATGTAAGTGAGCATTTAGAGTGGGCTAAGCACATGAGAGAAATTACTAAAAGCTCATATAGGCAAAAGGTTGACACAGGATTTAAACCATTTTGCAATATACCAGATTCAGTTGCATTAGATATTATGAGTAAATATCATATCAACATACACAGTGGAAACTGTACAAAAGACGATTGGAAAGTTGTCAAATCAATTATTAAAAGAGATTATCCTCAATTAATGTATTTTCATTAGGAGATCAAATGGCTACTATTAAAGACCAAGTTACTTTACGAACAGGAGTAGCTGACTGGCTAAACAGGTCAGATCTAACTGATTCTCAAATAGATGATTTTATTACTATAGGTGAAGCAAGACTTTATGAAGATCTTAGAGTCCCGCCTTTAGAAGTTGTTCAATCATTTTCAGTAACATCTTCAAATTCTAGTATTATAATTCCTGCTGGACTTATTGAAATTATAGAATTAAAATTAGATGAAACTGATAAAGATGA